ATGAAATCCATAATCTTGAAGACGATCTGTGCGGCTGCATTCCTCTTAGCAAGCCTCAATCTGTTCGCCGCCAGCGTTCAACTTAAGTGGACCGCGCCCACCGCCCAGACCGGCGTGACCGTTGTCCGCTATAACATCTACCGAGTCACCACATCTGGTTCCGAAGTGACCAATGTCCCAGTGACCGGCTTTACCGCAGACGGCGTGACCACGGCCTATACCGACCCCAATCTGGCACCGGGAACCTACTTCTACAAGGTGACGACTCTCGGCAAAATGTCGGACGGCACCTTGAAGGAAAGCGCTTTGTCGAATGAAGCCTCGGCTGTGGTGCCGGTGCAGGTCATTATTGTGCAGCCGCCGACTGGACTCTCCAGTTCTGTCACCCTACCGTAAAAGGGCAGGTAACAAAATGCTGTTCTGTTGCATAAATTGATTGTTTTCAGCCTATTCAAAGCCTGTCCAAGCAAGAATTGCTCAGCCTTCTACGCTGTGCGCACGCTGCAAAAGAGCGCGATTGGCTGATGATCTTAGTCGCCTTCTGGCATGGCCTCAGGGCAAGCGAAGTCGTTAGTTTTACGCCAGATGCGGTCAAAGATGGATTTCTTACCATCCAGCGCCTCAAGGGAAGCATGCGAACAGTGCAAGCGCTTCCCGAGCACGCCGAACCGCTGCTTAACCTGCGAAATCCGCTCATTGAATATGTTCGGAAATCGCGCCCTAATCAACCCGTATTCAGCGTCACTCGAGTCCAGTTCTGGCGTCTGTTCCAGCGTTATGCTCGAGCCGCTCAGATTCCCGCGCACAAGCGCCACCCGCACGTCTTGAAGCACACAATAGCAGCCCTAACGATTCATTCGGCGGGAGTTGAGAACGTGCGCCAGAGATTGGGACATAAGAGCATGTCCTCTACCGGGGAATATTTGAAAGTGTCGGATGAGGACGCAAGCCAAGCGGTAACAGACGCCATAAAGGGTCTCTGATTCTGATTGATTGAATTTTGGATGGAGTTTTCCTAGGTGCCGAAAGGCGGAGCGCGAGCAGGGGCAGGACGGAAGCCAAAGCCGAAGATTGAGCCAGTCAGTGATCGGAACGCGGCAGCCAAACTGATTGAATCGCTTAACTCTATCCCCGACAAATTGGACGACCCAGAGGTTGCGGGCTGGCGCGGACTATGGGATTCGCTTAACGCAGGAATTCGGCTTGACACGCGCAAGTACCTCTACGACAAGCGGGACGGCAAAGCCGTGCATACCGTGAATCACTTGCATGACAAGCCCATTGAAATGAACGTCACAGTCACTCTCTCCGAGGCCATTCAGAAAGCTAGGAAACGGGCAGGGCTAATTAAATGAAAACGATGAAAATGACCATTCGCATTAATGATGGGCCAGGCGTCTTAATGGCGCTAAATCCCGACGATTTAAAACTGTCTTTTGAAGATTTTTCGCAGCGTTACCTGTTCCCCGCCTATGCGCAGCTTCAGTGGATGGTCCAAGACAGCAAGGAAGCTTCGCCCAAGCCGTGATCGCCGCCTCTGAGCAAAATATGCTGGCCGAAGACTTGGGCAGCTTCACCCATGACCCCCTGGGAGCCGTAATATATGGGTTTCCTTGGGGAGAAGGCGACCTCTCAACATCCAACGGGCCGCGTACCTGGCAGAAAAATGTCCTCGAGGCAATCGGCGAGCACTTAGCCAATCCTGAGACTCGGTTCATGCCCTTCAAGTGCGCCGTTTCGTCTGGTCATGGAATCGGCAAATCCGCCTTGGTCTCCTGGATTATCTGGTGGGGGCTTTCCACCTTTGAAGACTGCAAAATCATCGTTACCGCGAACACAAAAGGGCAATTAGATACCAAAACGCAACCGGAAGTGTCCAAATGGTTCCGTTTGGCGGTTAATGCGGACTGGTTTGACGTGCACGTAGCCTCTATTTCAGTCAAAGAGCCGCAACACGACCGCACCTGGCGGGCAGACTTTAATCCCTGGTCGGAAGAAAACTCCTCGGCTTTTGCCGGAGCGCACAATCAGGGCAAGAGAATCATCATCATCATGGATGAAGCCTCCGAGATTGCGTCTATCATCTCGGCAGAGGTAGGACGGGGAGCGCTCACCGATGAAAACACGGAAATCCTCTGGTTCAAGTTTGGCAACCCGACGCTCAACTCGGGCGATTTCTTCGACTGCACGCACGGCGACCAAAGACACCGCTGGAAGTCCTTCATTATCGACTCAAGGGAAGTTGAGGGAACAAACAAACAAGAAATTGCCGAATGGGAGCAAGACTACGGGGAAGATTCCGATTTCTTCCGCGTACGCGTCCGGGGCCTTCCGCCTCGAGCGGCCTCGGGCCAATACATTGACCAAGAGAGAATTCAGCAAGCTCAGACGCGCACTGCTAGGTCTCTCCCTGATGATCCCCTCGTGGCCGGGGTCGATTTTGCATGGGGCGGTTCTGACCATAACGTCGTTCGATTTCGCAAGGGACTGGACGCGCGCTCCATCCCGCCAATCAAAGTAGAAGGCAAAGTCACCCGCGATCCCGCCGTCATGGTAGGACGATTGGCCGATGTTCTGAATAAAACCTATAACGGTGAAAAGCTAGCCATGCTGTTCTTTGACTCGGCGGGAATTGCCGCGCCCGTCGAAGCTCGCTTACGAGCCTTGGGACACAAGAACATCATGGTGGTGAATTTCGGGGCGGATTCGCCCGATCCGAAAGCCGCCTATTTCCGCGACTTCATGTGGATGAAGATGCACGACTGGTTAGAGCACGGAGCCATCGACAAAGACCCCGCACTTGCTTCCGATCTGGCCAAACCTCTGTTGGTTTCAGACAAATTGAACCGCATCAAACTGGAACCGAAGGATGTCATGTTCAAACGCTTGGCGAAAATGGGCATCACGTCAGGCTCGCCGGACGACGGAGACGCGCTGGCGCTAACCTTTGCCCACAAGGTCATGCCGCCCGTCCCTGAGACCCCAAAAGAGCATTTGCACCTGGGCCGCGACGAAGGCCAAAGCTGGATGGGCTAATGCGCCCGATCACTCCCGAATTCCATTGGCATCTGCTTTACCAAATTCTTTACGAACAGGAGAAGTTAATGTCCGCACTCACTGATTTACAGGGAAGCGTTTCCAAACTGGCAACCGACGTGGCCGCACTGGTAGCCGAAAACAATACCGGAGCATCCGACGCCGATCTGGTTGCTCTCAAAGCCCAGATTGACGCCATTGATGCCACTCTGCCGCAAGCTCCCGCCGCTGGCTGACTGTTATGCCCCAATTTCTGGAAAGCAAGCTCAAGGCTGAGTACGGGGCGAATTCTAAAGTTCCGTACAAGGTAATGAACTCCATCGGAGCCATGCGGGGAAACAAGGAAACTGCAAAAGGCCGCGCCATGCAAAAGAAGCACGATGCCAAAAAGAAGATGGTCCGGCTTACGAGGTTGGTATGACCATTTTGGAGTCGCCGCGCACCAGCTATGTATTCACGATAAGCGGAGTAGGCGTTGACTTAGCCACATCACTGACTTGGCAGAGCAGCGATGCTGAATTCGTAAAGATGGCCAGGATATGCTTTGGCTTGCCGATTGATGGCCCTCCTCCGATGTGGCATCTGCTCGAAGTGATGCAGATTATCCGCGATCACCAATGTAAGGACCAAATATGAGACTTTCTGAATCCGCAAAACGCGCCATTCCCTCATCGGAGAAGGGTGTCCCATCGAAGAAGGGTACAGGCTCCTATCCCATGCCTGACGCGAAACACGCCGCCGCCGCAATTGGTTTTGCGGCAATGCACCACGGTCCTGCCTTTGCTTCCAAAATTAGGGCCAAAGCGAAGAGTCTGGGCTTTGCCAAATCTGCCAAGCCCAAGAAGATGGTCAAACTGACAAAGCTCTCCGGCTACTAAATGTCCATCCCTGGTCTATCCCAATCGAGTTTGGACATCATCGGCTCGGCCATGCGGCTGTGCCGCCTGATTGAATCGGGCGAAGGCCCCACACCGGAAGAAGCCAGCGACGGCCTCACGGTGCTCAATCAGATGATCGACGCTTGGCAGATTGACCGCTTGATGATCTTCACCGAGCTTATCAGCGACTTTCCCTTCATCTCGGGACAGGGAAGCTACAGCCTGGGCGATGGGGCAAACTTCAACATGCCGCGCCCGCCGAAAATCGACTACATGAGCGTGGTGATCCTGACCAATCCGCAGAATCCCTTGGAACTGTCAATGGAATACACCACCAAGGAAGTGGAGTGGCAAGAGATCCTGCTCAAGAACATTTCCACTTCGTTCCCCCAGTTCTGCTATGACGATGGCGGCTTCCCCAATCGAACGCTGAACTTCTGGCCGGTTCCGATTGATACCGACAAAGCCAGAATCTACTCCTGGCAGCCATTGACCCAGTTCTCCGATCTGGTCACCAAGTACAGCTTTCCTCCAGGCTATGCGGAGGCGATTCGCTACAACCTGGCGGTGCGCTTGGCCGATGAATTCATGGGAATGCTGGGGCAGACGGTCCCAACACTGGCGCAACAGAGCTTGGCGCGGATCAAGGCGGCGAATACAGAAATACCGAAATTGAAGTGCGATGACGCTGTCTGTGACGGGGCGGCGACTGGACCCAATTACCGAGCTGAGTGGTTCAATATCCCGTGAAGGTTCCCAAAGTTGAGATTCGCGTGTACCGGGCTGGCCTGTGGGAGAGCTTCAAGTTTCCCGCCGGGAAAGGCTCGGGTTATACCGAGCACGGCGTCCATCGCACCGTGGCCTTATTTATGGCCGAAATGGAACGCGAATTTCCCCACATCATATTCCGCGTGGTGCGGACCGGCCCCGGACGCTTCAATGTCTTGCCCGACATGATCCAGACTTGTCCCACTGTCGCTTCTCATGCCTGACGCATACGCCGAAGAAGACAAAGAGCAGGGCGCAAGTGGTGATGAAGCGCAGCCCAAAAAGCTCTCCAAGCCAGAGACCGACAGGATTC